GTCGCTCAGATGCGATATTAAAGAGTTTATGATCTAGGCTTTCTGATACATCTCTGTATCAGTACTAGTCATGGACGAATATATCGGGTTTGAAAAGCGGATTATAATTTCACGCTATTTTGTAGTATTTGTGACCATCGTTTCCACAAACGTATCTGAGAGGGGGTTAATAGTCCCCTCACCTCAGCCGGTTGTGGTCGTATAGTAGCAAACGTGTGGAAGCTTCTCTTCGCTACCTGTTCAGATAGGTACAAGAATTCCATATACATTTCTACGAAATCAGTTGTCGGAAGATCCTGCAATTGCTTTAATAAAGCAGCGGCATCTCTAACGTTTTCGACCTTGGCATCGTGCCAAATTAAATTTGTCACATTAGTCAAGGCGTCAGCAACTAATCTTCTTGGATACATCACATCACTCTTTGGAATGATGCCAGCTTTCACTGCGGCCCTTAGGCCGGTTGCATCCAATCCGTACGCTTGGGCGATCAGAGACGTTGCCGTTTCTGTTCCCCACGCTACCGAATCGAAGTTAACTACCATGTTAGAGGTAGTTAGAACCGAACCTTTCAGTCGGTTCACCTCGGTCGCCACAAATTTATCAATGATGGCTTTCGTCTCATTTTTAAATTGTGGTACCGGAGCTTTTCCCAGTTCAAAGAACTGTGTAACCATCTCCGGTGTTCGCGGTACATTGAACGCTAGTATCAAGAGTCGAATTCTCGATGAAAGTTTTCCGAGTGGTTTATTCAACCAAGATCGGGTCTTCCATCCAGCACCGAACGCTTGCAACATTTTCGGGAAACTAATCCCGAACTTGTTAGTCAGTTCAACGCACGCCCCCAGATGTCTGGAAGCGGCATAAAACTCTTTAAGTGACACAGGACTTACGTCTTGGCCCTTATAGACTGTTCGTTTTGCGAACTCAAGTGCCAGTCCTTTCGGGGATAAAAGTGATTTGTGTAAACCACATTCAACCCCAAGAGACTTCATGATCTCAAGGTATTGATTTACTACCTTTTGATCCCCTATCACTATGTCGTCACCGAGTACGGCATAGTTCGTATACAGTTTCCATTGAGGGAAACCGGCACGCCATGCGGCCACTTGTACAATGAAGTGGTGCGTTATTGCAAGAGAAGCCCAGGAACTAAGAGCCCCCATAGGTTGACCAACAGCGTACTTAATGTCGCTGAAGGTTTTCTTTATGTGGATTCTATAGGCCCGGCCTACTAATAAGTTAGCCCAATTTTCCGCGAAATCGTTTCCGAATATAGCGGCAAAAAGGGACTGTTGCAATGATAATGCAAGCCTATCAGTGGCGGCTGATAAATCCAGGGAAAATAACCCCTTTGTAGATTTAACAAAAGCGAGTGGTGCAACCTGATTAAAGGTTCCATCCATCGGTACCGTTTTAAGGATATCGAAGATTACCCTATGGTAGGGATACAGGATCCATTGGGTCCAAGCATCCACCATAGCGAAAA